AATAAATCTGAGTGGGGGGTATACAGACAAGCTCTAAGAGATATCACCACCCAGCCTGATCCATTCAATATAACTTGGCCAACACCACCGGCGTAGCGATGGCACTTATACCAGTTGAGAATCTAGGCCAATTAGGAATTATACAGGATATACCACCTTATAATCTTCCACCTAACGCATGGTCAGATGGAAACAATGTAAGATTTCTTGACAACAGTGTTAAGAAAGTAGCTGGTTATGCTGCTGTATTAGCTACTGTTCCTTTTGCTCCATACTTTATACAGTCTTATCTTTCAGCTGGAGGCACATACTATTGGATTGCTTACGGTGCTGCGGATATAGCTATTTGGAACGGATCTACGTGGACCGATGTTACCAGACAGAAAACCATGACCTTAAACGGTGCGGTTGCGGCGAGCGCCGCCACCATAACCGTTAATACTGGAGCAGCATTAACCGCTCTAGATACCTCTGGAACTCTTGATGTTGGAAATGATACAACAGAGGACGCATCTACAAACCAGTACGAAAGTTTGACCTACAGCGCTAGAGATACTAGTACTGGGGTGATAACATTAACAGGAACAACATCTTATGAACATCCAAGCGCCGCAGTTGTAACACCGTCTGGCGGTACAGACACGGCAGATGATGATTATGCGGCCAATGAGAAGAAAAGAAAATGGACGGCAACAAACCTGAATGGAATAGTTGTAGCAACAAATGGATTTGATACACCACAGATGTGGCCTTTATCTAGTGGGTCACCAGCTCTAGGTACACCATTTAAGGAGTTGAACAATTGGCCATCTGGAAACAAGTGTAAGGTAATTAGATCTTTTAGAACATTCTTGGTGGGATTGAACTGGGAAAGAACTAATGAGGAACCAAGACTTGTAAAGTGGTCTACTGAAGCATCTTATGGACAAGCTCCGGTGACATGGTCAGAATCTGACAATACACTGGATGCTGGTGAATACCAGCTCGCCGATACAGCCGGAGATATAGTGGATGGATTACCGCTAGGCGATTCATTCTTGATCTATAAAACAGATGCTATATATGTAATGAACTATGTTGGAACTCCATACATATTTTCATTCAAGCTTCTTTCCCCAACGATTGGTTGCCTATCTAAGAACTCTATTGCTGAGTACGAGGGTGGTCACTTCTTCATAGGGAACTCTGATTTCTATATCTGCAACGGACAACAGGTTACACCGCTGTTGCCAGAAAGATTGAGGAGGGCCGTCTTCGATGAACTTAACGCAACTGATGATCAATACCTCAAGTGTTTTGTAGCTGCTGATTATGTTAGGAACGAAATGTTGGCCTGTTATCCATCAGGTAGTTCGACTGTTTGTGACAAAGCTGTTATATGGAATTGGAAAACCAACACATTCAGTCTGCGGGATTTACCGGCAACATCACATATAAACTCAGGAATAGTAGAAATAACAACTGGGCTTACTTGGGCAACCATAACTGGTAGTTGGAATGTTGGATCAGGTGCGTGGGGTTCAACTAACTATGATAACGTAGCTGAACATCTGGTATTCGCAGATGTTACCAACACGAAGATATACAGGGACGATGAAGGAAATACTGAGGATGGTACCAACATGACATCCTACATCCAGAGAAGCGGATATGATATGAATGATCCATCGTCTGTTAAATTTGTATCGGCGGTGTACCCGCAAGTATCAGTGTCAGGTGACAACAGTGTAGATGTATATGTTGGTCACCAGATGTCCACAGAACAAGGAATTACTTGGGAGGGTCCAACCTCGTTTAATCCAAACACTCAGACAAAAGTATCTTGCCGGGTAACCGGAAAATATTTTGGCGTAAAGATAGAATCTTCTGGGGACTTTGATTGGAAGCTGCATGGACTAGCTTTTGAAGTACAGCCTAGGGGTAAGCGCGGCGGCAGGATGATGTAATGGCAAAAGATAAATATAGCCCTAAAGAGTATAAGTCTCTAACTAGGTGGTCACCAAATCCAGCACCGGCTGATCCATCAGAACTACCAACCTATCTGTTTAACGAGTTGAATAGGCTAGGGGATTTGATATTCAACGTGGATATGTTGCAACTGTCTGAGACAAGTGTAGCACCCGGAGCGGAAACGGTAAGACAAACGAAACCACGCGATGGAGACATACGTTATGCCGATGGTACCAGCTGGAACCCCGGTGGAACTGGAGAGGGAATATACGCATATTTTAACGGAACTTGGAACAAACTATGAGAGCGCATTTACTGTCCCCTGACGATGTACCATATGTATGGGATGATGTGGTTCCATTGTTGTCCGAGGTTACGCCCCACACAGAGGGGGAGTTAGAACCTGATGACTTTATAGAACCATTGTCTGAGGGGCAAATGCAGTTGTGGGTAGCGATAGAAGATAAAGAAGTTCACTCTGCTATGATCACGCAGATCATACCGTACCCGCAGAAAAAGGTTTTAAGGATTATCTCATTAGCCGGTTCAGAATTTGAGAAGCTATACCATTTTATAGACATGGTAGAGTCATTTGCCATTCGGTGTGAATGCTCTGCTATTGAAATGTGGGGAAGAAAAGGTTGGAAGAAATTACTCCCAGATTGGAAGGATAGTTATATAGTGTTTACAAAAGATATAAAAACGAGGATGCAATAATGGCTTATTATCCCGGTGCTACCACTGGGGGCGGAGCCCCCGGATCAGAGTTCTACCCCATGTCTCTTATGGATTACGCACCACCAGAGGCAATGGAGGGTGTGGGTTTAGATTTCCAGCCATGGCTACAGCCCGACCATATACCCGACAGTTTGTGGAACTATCAAGCTCCGACTTTGGATGCGTGGTCCACCACTCCTAGAAATTGGGACTGGGCTCTTAAAGATATAAGCACCACCGATAGTGACGACGATGATGACGACGATGATGACGACACTGAACAGAGAGAAAGAGATGAGAAGTTCAGAGCTTATATGGAAACCACACATGAGGAGATGTATCCGGGGCATAGGGCGGCAGCTGATGCTGCAGGAGCAGGTGGTCTGTTAAATTTCTTCTCTGGAAAGCATGGTGATTGGCTAGATCAAAATAAACAAGAGATGGCTAAGTATGGAATAGCCCTAACCGGACCTAGACCCGGCACATACTCAGCGGATAATTGGCAAGAGTTGCAGCGTAGGAAAGCTCAAGATTGGGTAGATCCAAATAAGGTGTCGGGATTTGAGGGGTCTGGTGTTGGTGCAAATATAGGATGGAGTGGTGGTGGTTACGGTAAAGATAGACGTGGTGGATACCACTGGTAAGCAAGAGGAATAAATTATGAGCGGCGGAACAACAGTACAAACAGCATCAAGCAGCCCATGGGGCGGTTATGTAGGAGATCCTGATTATAAGGGTGATAAATCTTGGGGTCAGGCACCACATCTAATCAAAGGGTTTGCTGGAGCTGAAGAGCTGCTCAAAGGTGGTTTGCCAGACTATTATCAAGGGGCGACGCTGGCTGGATTCGATCCCGCTCAAACCGCCGCACAACAAGCTACCATGGGGTATGCCATGGGACCGCGTGCTGCTGCAATGCAACAAGGCGCAGAGGGTCAGTTGGGAAAAACGTATGGACTCGCGGGAAACATAGGTTCTCAGGGATTGGCAGCAGGTCAATATGGCGCTGGTTTAGCTAGAAACTTATCTCAGGGACAGTTTGGTGGCCTCACCCCATTTAATCAGGGTCAATACTCTGATTTGATGGCCGGTAAGGTTGACCTTGGAGCTGCAAGCCCATTTGCCAGCACAGCTAATGCTCTAGAACAACAGGTGATGGGTAGGTTGAAAGGGAATATACTTCCCGGCCTCCGACAACAGCAGGTGCAGTACCAACCCGGAGGCAGCAGCCGAGCTGCGCTGGAACAAAACAAAGCCATAACTGGTGCAGTGCAGCAGGGGCTAACAAAACCAATGGCGGATATGTACAGTCAAGCATACCAGCAAGCACAAGCCCAGAGGCTCCCAGCCGCTCAGATGGGTCTTGGCGCTCAGCAGTTTGGTATGGGGTATGGGTTACAGGGTCTTGGTGCCGCTCAGGGGGGAGGACAACTAGGTCTGGGGGCCACATCTCAGTATCCATCCATAATGAATGCGCCGCTAGGAATGTATAAAGCAATGGGTGATGTTGGGGCCGCTCGCAGAGGAATGAGTCAGTCCGTTATTGATAGAGATATGGAGCGCTATAACTATGAGCAGATGGCTCCGTACAATGCACTCAACCAGTACATGAATACCATCTCTGGTAATTATGGTGGAACCACAACTCAAACGACACCTCAAAATAACAGTGGAATAATGAATATGCTGGGATCTCTTGGATCTGCTGCTATCATGGCATCTGATGTAAGGGTGAAAGAAAACCTTGTTAGGGATGGCACCATCAAAGGGCACGCAGCATACAAGTTCAACTACGTAGGAGATGACACACCACGACGCGGGGTAATAGCTCAAGAAGTAGAGCAGACTAACCCAGCTGCAGTAGCAGAGTTTGGTGGAATCAAGCACGTTAACTACGGAGCGCTGTAATGGCTGCCGGAACCGTTCAGGACTGGTGGAAAAAGAAAATGGCTCCACAGACTGTGGGTGCAGAGGGAACAAATCCAGCATATACTTACACTCAGCTCACGGAAAAATCGAGGCCACCGATGCCACAAGCTGATCCATATATGATGCCCGGAAAGGTGGCGGCAATGAAACAGAGGTGGGAGGCTGGAGAGTTAGACACCCCGGAGGCGTGGGAGAAAGAACTAGATCGTGAGTGGTTATCCGATGCATTTCAATCCGCAATACCGGGAGCACCAGACCTGCCTAGCCCACCCCGCGCACCATCTCAGTCACAACCGGGTCCGGGGAGTTTCGAAACCCTGTTCACCATGGGTGACCCACTAAAAAGAAAACGCCGATCTCTTGAGGAGATAGGTAGCACAGCATAGGAATAACGTATGGCTACTTTTAATTGGACAACTCCCGGTGTTAGAAACCGTAGAAAGGGGCAGCGAGAGGGAGAGACGTTACGAGAATATCTTGAGAGGTTACGTAAAGAGGAAATACTTGGATCTAACTTTCCAGAGTGGGACCCCAATAGTCCAACAGGATTTGTAAGGACAGAGGCTGGGCCTAGCCAAGATTATGATGCAATGGGGCAGTTTCTAAACCAGCTCCCACTTACCACTGATAAAAGCTGGTTACAGAAACAGAAGGATTTGCTCAAACAAAAGTTTGATGAGGGGATACTTGGTCAGGCTGACACGGTTGGTGGTGGTGGAGGACTGGGCGCAGCAGTGTCTACTTCTCCGGTTGGTATAATCGAAGAGGGCAAGAGAATTGTTGGGGACAACGTAGTTGATTTTGGTGGTGCTTTTGAGTTGCCATCAATTCAAGACATATGGTCTGGAGGAGGAATTTTTAATGCTCCCTCAGTTGCAGATATTACTGGTGCTGCTAGTAACCTGCTAGGTAGAAATACTGCTGTAGCTGCTCCAGAAGCTGCTCAAGTTCCAGAGGTTTTAGCTGGACAAATCACACCAGAGGAAGGACCGTTAGGACCACCGGGAACATACAGCTCTTCCCTCGAAGCGGAGCAAGCAATAAAGAGAGACGAGGAAGCGAGAAAGTTAGCTAACGCAAAGGCAGGTATATCTAATTTATCCCCAGAACTACAGGCAGCCCTATCATCTGGTGAGGGAGTGGGCGATGCTTTTATACGTGATCAACAGGAGATGCAGGACACTCTAGGATTGGTAGAAAGTGTCATAAAAGAAAATCCAGAAATTCTAAATAAACATCCAGAGGATAGTGGATTACTGGGTGATGATCTAAAAGCACAGCTAGAAAAAGAATATGGAGCCGAGGGAGAATTCTCTGGAGTACAACAACCACCCGGAGAAAAGCATGTCATGGAGGATGATCCGGGAGACATGTTCAAACTTAAAGAGGACGGCTCTACCGTTAACAGGTCTGAGAATATAGAACCAGCCACCAGAGCAGAACTGGAACGTCAGTGGGGTAAGTGGACATACAAACCACGCGAGCGTAGAGAAAAGTTTATGAGCCAGCTCAACAAGATCTACTCAA